CAACTCCAAATGCTGATATTCAGTTTTTATCAGATGGTACTGGTTCTATAGGTCAAGAAGACCTTGTGTTTAAAAACAACACAATTACAAATACATTAGATACACCGTTTACATTCCAATTAGCAGATATATACTCTTATTTAAAATTTAATCAATCCAAAGGACTTGTAGTTCCGTGGGGCGATGATTCTACAAGACAACAAAATCCCGAAATAGGAACAACACGTTTTAATACAGAACCGAATAAACTATTCCTTGAATCATGGAACGGAACACAGTGGGTTTTAGCATCAGGTGGCGGTGAATCTGTAACACAAGAGTTTGCTGAAGAATTGAACTTCCTTTACAGTGTTGTGCTTGGGTAATTTCCAAAAACGATAAATACTATTAATGCAAATAAGGCTGGCCAAGCCGTTGCAGGACAAACCGTGGTTAACCAGCGATTGGGAAGGTCAAAACAGGTTAGAGGGACAAAAATGATCCCCGCAAAAGGAGAAAAAGGTGGCAGTTGGTCGTATATCTGGTCCGCTCTTAAAGTCTAATCTACTTCGTCAAGGTGTAGATTTGGCATTTGAAACGGATCTACTTTACTTAGATGTTAATAATAGCCGAGTTGGAATTAAGACCGCATCTCCTGTAGCGGAATTAGATATAAACGGATCAGCAAGAATTCAAACTTTAGATATTTTAGATACTACACTACCGATTGGTAATATTACTATTGACGGTGCTACAAATACAATATCTACAACAGAAACAATATTTAATATTGCAACTCCAAACACAGTAATTTATCAAGATAGATTAGAAATTGACGACATCGAAATTGATGGCAGTGTAATACGTACATTAGGAACTAATCAAAACTTAGAGTTTCGTCCTAACGGAACCGGAACTATAAATTTCTTAGGCGATACAAATATTACTGGCAATCTACATGCAACTGGAAATATTAGTGCAGACGGTGACATAACTATTGGTGATTCAGACACTGACACTATTACAATTAATGCAGATGTTGCTTCTGATTTAATCCCAGATGTAACAGATACATATACGTTAGGTAGTCCTACAAAGAAATGGGCACATGGATATTTCAGTGATCTTACTGCAACAAGTATTACAACAGCAGGGTTGACTATTGGTGACTTAGACCTAACACTTACTCCAGGCAATGTGTTTTACGTTGCAAAAAATGGTGATGATTTACATAATGGTGAACACCCGCAAGATCCGTTTTTAACGTTGACTAAGGCTTTAAGTGTTGCCAATGACGGAGATACTATCCATATCTATCCAGGAGAATATGAAGAAACTTTTCCACTAAACGTTCCAGCAGGTGTAACAATTATTGGTGAAGGCATTAGGGCAGTTAAAATTATTCCTACAGCAGGAACAAACAATAATAATGCTTTTGTTTTGCAAGGACAAACAGCCGTTATGAATCTAACTGTTGCAGATTTTTATTACGATAATATTAACGACACAGGATATGCATTTAGTTTTGCAAATAACTTTGAGGTTACTTCAAGATCACCTTATGTAAAAAATATTAGTGTAATTACTAAAGGTAGTGTAACATCAGCAAGTGATCCAAGAGGATTTGATCAAGGCGATGCAGGTCGTGGTGCAAAAATTGACGGTGAACAAGCAACTGCTAATTCTAAAGAAGCAAGTATGTTGTTCCACAGTGTTACATTTATTTGTCCAGGCAGTGTGGGATTATACGCAACAAACGGTGCAAGGATAGAATGGTTAAATTCGTTCGTTTACTTTGCTGATAAAGCCATGGTAGGCGAAAATGGAGTAAATGGACTAAAAGGCACTGGCCGTACAAAAGTAAAACTAAGTGGACTTGTAGGAACACCAACAGCAGGAGAAGTATTTCAATATACAGATTCACAAGGTACAGTTATTAATGCAACAGTAAATGAAGTTGATGGAAATTACATCTATCTAAATAATAACGTTTTAGGATTAGAAACAAAATACGAACGTGGCGGAAAAACTGTTGTTGCAGTAGACAATGCACAAATTGATACAGCAATTAAAAAGTTTGGTACAGGTTCTTTATTATTAGATGGTACAGGCGATTACATTTCAGTTGCTACAGATCCAGACTTTGGATTTGGCACAGGCGACTTTACAATTGAAGGTTGGTTTTATGCAAATAGTGTAACAGGAACAAAAGCACTTGTTGACATGAGAGCAGGAACTGCAACTGATACTGGTTTATATCTTTATGCAGACGCTGGTGTTGTTAAAGTTTATTACAATGGTGCAGAACTATTAAGTGGTGGATTACTATCAACAACAACATGGACACACGTTGCTGTAACAAGAACAGGTTCAACAATAAATTTATATGTAAATGGTACAAGAGTTGATTCTGATAATGCATTTAGTTCAGACATAGGATCAAGCAAACCTTTATTAATTGGTTCGGCTTTCAATGCATCATCTTTCTGGGACGGACACGTTGACGACTTTAGATTATCAGCAGTTGCAAGATACACATTAGGATCTTACACACCGCCATTGAATGAAGTTTCAAATGATACTGATTCAAGAATACTTTTAAGATTTAATGGTGTAGATAGTTCAAGCACTTTTGAAGATGATGTTATTGTATTACAAAACATTGGCTTTGGTGGCGGAGCATATGCTACAGGAATTGAATTAGCAGACTTTTCAGACTTTGGTTGTGAAATACGTTCAATAGGTAGTGCTTGTGTTTACGGTAACTACGGAATTTACGGTGACGGTAATGGTGTTGTTATGTATCTTATCTCACAAAACCTTGCTTACATTGGAAATGGCAAGGAAGTAGATAACGACCCAACAACAGTAATTCAAAGCCAAGAAGTTACAAAACTTAATAATGCAAATATTTATTTTAGTTCAGTTGACCACAAAGGCGATTTTAGAGTAGGTGACGTTTTCCATGTGAATCAAGCAGATGGAACAGTAAACTTTACAAATGCAAACTTTAATATTGACACACTTACCAGTGTAAGATTTAGTACAGGATCATCAACAACAATAATTGACGGTGATAAAATTCAAACAGGAAATCTTAAACTCAGCGGGAATACTATTGAAAGTTTAAGTGGAGATTTAAATTTTGATTCTCAAAGCGGAATAGTTAATTTTAATGATGATGTTAATATTGCTGGAGACTTAGATGTAACAGGAGATGTTACAATAGGCGGAAATATTACTATAGGTGATGAAGCAAGTGATAGTATTAATATCATTGCAGGTATTGCAAGTAATCTTGTACCAAGCGAAGATGGAACTTTTGATTTAGGTATTTCAACTAATGAATGGAAGAAAGTTTATTTGGGCGAAGCACAGATTGATGATATTAATATTAATACAAATATTATTCAAACAACCAACACAAATCAAGACTTAGAGTTACGTGCAAGTGGAACTGGAAGTATTGTTGTTGATGATTTAAGTTTTAAAACTAATATAATTTCAGCACCAGGAGATATTATTCTCGATCCTGGAAGTGAAACAGTTAAAATTGATTCGACAGGATCACTAACATTACCAACCGGTACAACAGCACAGCGTCCAGGCACACCAACAATAGGTATGTTACGTTACAACACAGATACAGATGTGTTTGAAGGATATGACGGACAGTGGATAACACTAAATGGTGTTAGAGATGTCGACCAAGACACTTATATTACAGCAGAAGCAACACCCGGTGCTGATGACGATACATTATATTTTTATGCCGGCGGACAACTAATTGCTGATGCAAATCAAACACGGTTTAATGTTGCAAAATTAGCAGTAGATGACATTGAAATTGAAGGAAATACTGTAAGAGCAGTAACTACAAATAGCGATCTTAACCTAAGAGCCAACGGAACAGGGCGAGTTATTGTTGAAAATTTTGGTTTCAATCAAAATTCGATAACTAATACTGTACCCGGTGCAGTTACATCACTTGCCCAAACAGGCGATGGTTACTTTAAAATCGAAGGCCAGGGTGGATTTGTTATTCCAGTTGGTGATTTGTCTAATAGACATCCAACACCAGAAACAGGAATGATGCGTTTTAATACGCAAGATGATAGGGTTGAAATTTATGACCCAGCAGGAATTTGGGTATCTGTAGCAGGTAGTTCAGGTGCAGTTTCGGCGCAAGACGCTGAAGAAATTGCAATACAAATGGCGATTTCGTTAGGATAAGATATGGCAACGTTTTTTAAAAATAAAGTAGTAAAAGAAATAGGAACAGTAGTAGTACCAATTTACGAAGCACCGCCTTCGGCAAGAGCAACAGTCATCGGTTTGAGTTTAGCAAACTTAACAGAATCAGTTGTAAGTGCAAGTGTTTTAATTGCAGATGATACTTCTGTATCAGGGTATTACTTAAAGGATGTTCTTATTCCGCCAAATTCAACATTAAAAGTGTTAAATGGCGGAGAAAAAATTATTTTAGGATCTACAAATGTTTTATCTGTAGTAGCAGATATTGATGCAAGTTTAGATGCAATATTAAGTTTTGTGGAGATAGTATAGTATGACGGTATTTTACACAGGTCAGACAATTACACAAACTATTGAAGATAATCTTGGTGAAAGATATTTTTATGGTTTGCGTAGAACTGATGATGGTGAATTATTTTTAGGAAAACTCGATCAGTTAAGTTTGCAAGACGTTGTTAAAATTAACAACGAAGGTGATCCTGTTGACAACTTTACAGAATTTGATGAAGGCGCAGAATTTTTCGAAGGTAGAGATTCTGCACATAACTTAACTTATAAAAATTTAGTTTATGAACAATTTCGTTGGGACGATGCAAATCTATTTTATTACGTAAATGACGAAGGCGAACTTGTTGTAAGAATTAATCAAGGTCCAAATGATGGTGCAGTTCAATATGCAGGCGACGACATTGTAATTGTAGACAGTGATAGAGAATGGGACAACACCAATATTTCATTAGACAATAACAATATTACATTCGACCAAACATAGGAGAGTAGGAGTAGGATATGACAAAACAAACAGTAAACGTAGGAGTTTTACCCAATGACGGTCAAGGTGATAACCTAAGGGCAGGCGCTACAAAAATTAATAATAATTTTACAGAATTATATAACGCATTAGGCGATGGAGACCAGTTAACAACTATCCAAGGCAACGTGTTTAATTCTTTCCCACCAACATCGGATGGCAGTAATAAAATTACATTCCTATTTCCTACATTTTCAGACTTGCCTAATCCTACAACATACGACGGAGCATTA